CGTCATCAGACCAAGAGATCAGCGCAACGGGATCGGTCTCGATCGGGTCAATGCCGTTNGCNAGNCCNGTNCCNAANGAGAANTCNAAGCGGGTTTCACCCACCCGNAACGAGCGCGGGAAAGCGCCCATCTGGATGCTCTCGACCGTGAACACCAGNGGGTCGCCNNCNTCNGAAAANGCCTCNCGNGTGATCTCGTGCACCTTGGAAGACGACACGTCCCCGCACAGCCATTTGCCACCGGAATAGACCGTTTCCTGACCACGCCAGCGCGAAATGCCGTAGCTCGCGCGCTCGTGCCACCGAGCAAGCCGAAGGTCGAACTCCCACGACCACCCCGGAGCGGAGAGGACAAACATGGGCGTCCCCTCAGTCATGTACACGTCGGCCCGAAGCTGCGTCTTGTCCGCAAGCGAGCCGATGGAACGCTCTACATCGGGGGTGGAAATGGGNCGCGCGGAATAGCCGTCAAGGGCATGCACNGCGCCGTCGTCACCCACCCATAGGAGCTGCGTCGCGAAGCCGTCCTGCACGCCCGCAACCGCGCGGGGCGCGATCAGTCCACGGTCGATCACGTCGCCAAACGAGAACGGGAAGCCGGTCGCCTCTCCGGTATTCGACCACACCTCAATCGAGGTGGTTTTCATGGCAAAAAGCTGGCGCCCCACAGGCAGCACCCGCAGGAGCGTGCCCGGCCGCTGTTCCGTCCTCGCCGTGTCGAGATCTGAAATCGTGGTGGCGTTCAGCCCGGAGGCGAACATCCGGCCATCGGCGATCGAGAAGAAAAAATACCCGCCTTGATAGCAGGCAGAATTTGGCTGCGGCAGATCGGCATCATTGTAATCCGAAACGGATGTCGAGGTGATGATGAACGCGCCGGTTTCCGTCACCGCGATGATGTCCGGGACAGGCGTGCGGTTGTTCGCAGCGAAATAGACCGGGCCGTCTCCCGGGAGCGTGCCGACGAACTCGCAAGGCCCACTGCCGACGCGCTTGACCAGCACGCCAGAATACGCCCCTAACAACGTCCCACCCACCGAAATGAAGCCTCGCGGCCCGGTGAACCCCGCGTCAAACGCAGCCCTCAGCCCAGGCACCCGGCGGATGATGTTGATCGAGCCTGCGCCCTCCTGTGTCACGCCGCTCATGGCGTTCAGCAGCCGCCCAGCGCTCTCCTGCGGGTATGGACCGGGAGCCGATTGGACGGGGAAGGCAATGGCCGGCATCAGAAATATTCCGCCCGCACGGTTTCAATGATCGTGCGCGGATATGCCATTTCGCGGAGGTCTCTTTCCGCCTGCGCAGCGCGCGCCTGCACGTATGCAAGCTCTTCGCCGGCGACCGCGAACACGTCCGTGAATTTCTCGGCAAAGAAGCGCGCGAGCGGAAGGAGATATTCGTCCGGGATGTAGTCGGGGCCGGCGATGTAGGCGATTTCCTTCGCCCGCACCATCGCCAGAAACGAGACGACCTTGTCGTCAACGGCCGCGTAATCCTGACCAGAAGCGGGCGCGCCTGCCGAGCCTACGCCAAGCACCTGAAGCGTTTCCGAAACCAGATCGCGACGGTTTGGCATCGTCAGCGCCCCCGCTCGTCGTCAGCGGCTTCGGCGTCCATCGCTTCGGCCTGGGCCTTCGCGTAGACCTTCGCGCGGGCCTTGCTCTCCGGGTCGATGTCACGAGGTGGCCGGCCGGGGCCGCGCCGCGCGCCGAACGTCGGGTTTTCCTTCAGCTTGGCGGCAATGTGGTCGTCGCTCACATCCTGCGCCACGCCTGCAACGAAGGTGATACCGAAGACCGTAACCTCGGTCTTTTCGCCCTCAGCCGGCATATAGGTGAGTTTCATGCCATCGCTCCACAGGTTGGAATGGGGGGATTCCTCCCCCCATTTGTCAGTTGTTCGGGAAGGTGGTGCCTTCCAGCTCGCGCCGGTTGACGAAGGTCATCACGATGACCGCCTTGCCGGTGGTCGCGGCGGTGCCGGTCTGCGAGAACTTGGCGTAGACCGTGGTATTGCCNGCCAGAGGCACGCCCGTGAGCGCNCCGGTCAGGTTNCCCTTGAAGCCTGCGGTGCCGGCGATGACCGCCGCAGAGGTNGCATAGCCGTCATCATCCGCAGGGGTGCCCACGACCAGAACNTTGGTCGTCGCGGCATTGAACACCGTGCTGATGGTGGCGTGCACATGCAGGGGGATGGCGCCGGCCTCAAGCGCGCCGATGGGCACGCCGTTGGTGGCGTAGGCCGGGTTGGAGAGGAGAGCCAGATCGACAGTCCGGCGGATATGCCCAACACCCACGTCTTCGGGGTGCCGGACGGCGTTCGTCCAAAAGTCTCCGATGGGAGCCTCCTATTTGGCTAATAGAGACGCGCGAATTCACCGTGTAGCTTCTCGGCCGCACGCCGGTATGCCTCTGAAGCTTCTTCAATTGTGCTGAATGATCCGATGTACTTACGGCCGACTGAAGCAACCCATTTCTGGTTTGCCTTGTGCCAGTAAGCACCTTTCGCGCCGCTACGGGTTCCGGAGCGACCTCTTCGGTTTGCACAGTTCTCTGACCGGCTCGCTTCTCTTAAATTCGAGAAAGCATTGTTGAGGGTATTCCCATCAACGTGGTCAATGTCGAAGGTCGGCCAATACCCTGTCATCAATAGCCAAGCTACACGGTGCGCTTGGTATTTTCGGCCAGATATTTCTAAGTTCCGGTAGCCTTTTTGGGTAATCCCTCCGGCTTCCGACCCTATTTTCGCCCGACCCTTATTCCTCTTCCACGTGATCGCCCCTGTATGGGCATCATATGAAAGAAAATGCAAAATAGTGGCGACATCCGCCACCATCTCTTTATCGCGACGCAACGATATGGGGTTCATCATTTCATATCCTGAATATTTCAGAATATTAGTGATTTACTCCACCCGCATCAAGGTCAGACGCCGACGGCGGAGAAGAAGCCGGTCACGACGCCGCGCTGCTTGCCGAGCACGGTCGCGTCCTGCGCGTCGTTGGTGAAAGTGCCGGAATAGCAGAGCTTCTTCATGCCCCACTTCCCGATCATGCCGATGCCCTCGACGGTGTCGTAATCATCCTTCTGGATGCGGGTCGCATAGCGGGACTTGATGGCCCAGCCGAGGGCTTCCTGGCCCAGGAGATAAACCGGGGACACGTCGGAGCTGCCGTTGCCGATGCCGGTATAGATCGGCATATCGTCCACCTTGTGGAGAATGATGCCGTCGTATTCCAGATCGCCACCGGAGAAGATCGACTTGTTCTCCTTCACCAGGGTCACGATGGAGCGGACGCTTTCCGTGTCCTGTCGGAACCCGTTGAAGACGAAGGGATGGGCGAACGCCACGTAGAACTTCTTGTAGTTCAATTCCTCAATTTCGATCGGGGAAATGCGGGGCGAAGCGGTCCCGGCGATGACGGCCATTGCCGAAAGGGCGTTTCGGGTCAGCTTGTCGTTGGTCGTGTCCACGTTGCCNNCNGCAGTCGCGAANGTCGCGCTGTAGTTGGCGGTGGAGGCGCCGAACAGGACGCGGTCGGACTGCGCCGCGCACCATGCGTTCTTTTCGGCAGTGGTGGCGGTGGCGAAGGGAACGTCGCAGTTGGACCCCACGTCGCCGAGGCGATCGATGGTCTCCCACTTCACGTCTTCGTTCGCCCAGGTCTTCAGCGACATTTTTGCGGCGTCACGCAGGTCAATGGCCGCAAGATCGCGGTCCACCTCGTGCATGGAGATGCCCTTCTTGCGCATGCGCCACGAAACGCGGTCGCCGTATTCGCCGAGCTGGTCTTCATGGCCCCGGAGCGGCTGGCGATCATAGATCGTGCCCCGCTTGAGGTTGGTGATGAATTCGAACGTGATCCCGTTTCCGCGCTTGGAGGCAAAATCCTCCTTCATGACAATGGGGTTGTTCGAAGACGTGCCAGAATAGGCGGCGAAGGGGTTCTTCTGGAAGAACTCGGTCGAGAACTTGTCGTCCCAAATCGTCGGGGACAGACCGGGGGTAACGCGGGTCTCAGCCATGGCTGAAAATCCTTATCGTTTCATGATCTCGGAGAGGGGCCGGGGGCCGCTGTATCCCGAGCCAGAACTTGCGCCCGCCTGACTTGGCGTAGCTGCGAGGCTGGTGGGGAGGGGCCGGGCCTGCGAGTTTGCTTGCGGCTGCGAGGTCAGTGCAGCCAGCCGCTTTTCCAGCTCAGCAGCGATATAGGCTTCGGGGTCCGGTCCCATTCGGGAGAACACCTCAGCTCGCTTCTGCTGCTCAAGCCATTTCACGGCGGCATGGAAGGGATTCGGGCTGCCGTTGATTTCGGCGTGCACGCGCGGGTCGATATCGCCGGACAATGAGAGCCGGTTGAACTCCGCTTCCGCTTCCTTGACCTTGTCCGATGTGTGGATCGCTTCCGCCGTCAGGCGCGCGTTGTACATCAAGGCCTGCTGCACCGGCGCCATGGCCGATTGCATCTGATAGCCGACCGCTTCCCTGGGATTGTCGAAGTAATCCGGGGGCTCGGGCGGCGGCACAGGGGCCTGATGCTGCGGCGCGGGCCGCTGAACCTGCTGCATCATGAGCGCGCGCAATTCGGAAATCTCGCGGCGGGTTTCCGCAAGCTCCTCCTTGTACTTTCGGCTCTTTTCCCGCTCTTCGTGGACGGCGGCAACCG